CTGGTGCCATCGAGAAAATTCTCAAAAAGGAAGGTTACGATGGAAGACGAATCAGCGCAGCAGCAAAATCTGGATCAAGACGCGCACAACGATTGGCTGATGAAGCTGTCCGACGAGAAGCTGAAGCTGCTCGCGAAGGAGCTGAACAGCCTGATGGACTCCAAGCAGCCCGTCAGCTCACCACAAAAGAGCGTGACCGAGTCCTCATCTCCCGAGCAGTTAAGCGCTATCGAGAGAGCGGTGAAACGACACGCCGGTCTTACTCCGGAAAAAGCACAGGAAGTGGCCGACGCATTCGGTTTCTAAACTCCCCGGTCAAGGCGGAGTACAAGCCGAGCATCGTATTTAAGAACACCATGCAGGCCGCCGGGAAACCGGCCCCTGTTATGTACGAGCTTGACGATGCGCCAGCCGAGTTCCGGCAGGCTATTCAGGCGTCTAAGAACAAAAGCAAGTTTGGCGCTGCGGTCTACGTCTATGACGAGGCCGACTACGCCAACATGCGCCTGTTCATTTCCGAAGACGGGAAGTCTGGCTTTGCTCTGAAGGGCAACGACATCGTCTCTGTGTTCAGCGGCCTGAAGGGCGCGGCAAACTCCATGCTGCAGCTTGCCGTTGACGAGGGTGGTCGTAAGCTTGATGCATTCGACACCGTGCTTCCGGAAATCTACGCAGACAATGGCTTCAAGGTCGTTGCTCGTGTTGGCTGGAATGACGAGTACAGCCCTGAAGGCTGGGACAAGGCGGCGTTCTCCAACTTCAACAATGGCGAACCCGATGTTGTCTTCATGGTGTACGACCCGGCCAATGCTTCTGAGCTTGGCGGCGAGCAGATCGCTGCCTACGAAGAAGGTGTTGCCGCTCAGGACGCCGCTATCGAAGCAGCGCCACAGTTGTTCTCGCGTGTCAGAAACCCGCAGGTAGATACGCCTGAGTTCCAGAGCTGGTTCGGTGACAGCCAGATCGTAGACGACAACGGCGATCCGATGGTCATGTACCACGGGACTATCCCGCCTGTTACTGGCCGCGAGGAGTTCCTGACCGAAGGCATCTCTGTCTTCCGTCGTGGCACTGGCGGCGCGATCTTCGTGTCGGCTGACCCGGATGTTGCTGCTTCGTACGCTGGCGTCAACGGTTCTATCTACCCGCTCTACGTTCGAGCAGAGAAGCCGTTCGACTACGAGAATGCTGACAATGTAAGTCAGGTTATCGAGCAGTGGCGGAAGGACAACGTGACTCTTCCGGGTTCGACGAGAGACCGGCAGATTACCGATGGCATGGTCAACGGAAACTGGCGAGTCATTGAAAGCAACGAGATCCAAGATGCCATCAAGGCATCCGGGTTCGATGCTTACTACGTCGCTGAGCAGGGCGCTAAGAACCTTGCTGTTTACGAGCCGACACAGTTGAAGTCCGCTGTTGGCAATGTTGGTGCGTTCGACCCCAACCGTCCTGAGATCCAGTTCTCTGTTGCCCGTCAGGGCCGGAAGTACTGGCTCCCTGCATTCGGTCGCGTCAACAAGATCATTCGCGGCATTCAGAACGAAGTTCGCCGCACCGCTCAGGTGCAAAGAGCTGTTGCTGAGCAGGGCGGTGTGCTGACTGACTCGACTGATATCGAGTCGGCAATGCATCGTATGTACGGTAAGGCTGGTGATCGCATTGACCGCTTCCGGAAAGACGTGCTGCAGCCGATCCTAGATAAGGCGGCTGAGATGAACGTCGACCTTGCTGACGTTGAGCTGTACTTGTATGCGTCTCACGCCAAGGAAGCTAACGCTCGTGTTGCGTCGATCAACAAGCAGTACCCAGACGGCGGCTCAGGCATGACCAATGCCGAGGCCGATCAGGTCATGAACGACCTTCGTCAGGACATGCCTAGCTTCCTGCGGACTAAGCAGATTGCTGACCAGATTCAAGCTATCACCAAGCTTACGCAAAAGGTGCTTGTTGATGGAGACATCGTCAGCCCTGCAGATGTGGCCGCTTGGAATGCGACGTACAAGTACTACGTCCCGCTGAAGACGTTCCAGCAGTCTGACGAGCTTGGGAAACCGACAGGCAATGGGCGGTTTGACCTTGCTCAGGCATTCGCCAAGCGTCGTACTGGCCGCAGCACAAAGGCCGGTGCGATTGTTGAGAACATCCTCTCTGACTTTGAGGAGGCTGTGACAACTGTTGAGCGCAATGCTGTTCGCAAGGCTTGGCTGAAGTTCATCCTCGACAACAAGGACAGCGAGCTGTGGCAGGTCAACAAGCCTGTCATGCAGAAGGCGTTCTACAAGAACCCTGTCGAGGAAGTTCGCTATCGGCTTGCTATTCAGAAGGACTCTGAGACTCTGCCTGTCAAGGTAGGAGGTCAGGTGTATCACATGGTCATTAAAGACCCTGAGATACGCGAAGAGCTTCAGATGATGAGCGTCTTGTCGAAATTCCCAGACACGATCAAGTCGATGTTAAGCGGACTTGGATCGTTCAACAGGGTGTTGTCGCGACTGTGGACTGTTATGTCCCCTCCGTTCATCCTCGTCAACAGCTTCCGAGATCTGCAGACATCGCTGATCAACACTGGTGTCGAGCAGGGCTTCTGGAGTTCAGCCAAGCTGTTCGCTTCGCTGCCTAAAGCTGCTTACACAGTGTGGCGAGCAGAGGCTAACAACTCGTGGACTGGCGACCTCAAGCGTTACTACGACATGTACCGCGAGGATGGCGGCAAGACTGGCGCGATGGATCTCAAGAGCATCGAAGATCGCCACTCTGAGCTGATGGATACTTATCGCCAAGCTCAGGCATCTATCAAGAACCCTCGTACCTACGGCGCACTTTCCAAGAAGTATGTGCGCGGAGTCGAGGACTTCATGATGGATATCAACGGCGCTATCGAAGGTGCCGCTCGACTAGCTGCATACAAGGTAGCCCTTGAGAACGGCAAGTCGCGCATCCAAGCAACCAATATCGCCAAGGAGATCACGGTCAACTTCAACCGTCGCGGCAAGTGGACTCCAGTACTTAGCGGCCTGTACCTGTTCTTCAACCCCGCCATTCAGGGCGCGACAAGAACAGCCAAGGCTGTGCTGAGCAAGAAAGGAGCTGCCGCAGCAGGAAGCTTGGTCGCCCTTGGTATGTTCATTGCGGCAATGGCCAGTCAGGCTGTTGGCGACGATGACGAGCCGTACTGGGATAAGCCGTCGATGAAGCCGCAGAAGCTCAAGAACCTGATCTTCTTCGGGCCGAATGGCGAGACATACTCCATCCCTCTGCCTTACGGACTTGGCTTCTTCGTCAACCTAGGCTATGCGATGTATGACTTGAATCGCGGCGTAGACCCGATGAAGGTCGCTGCGTTTATGCGAGATTCTGCATTCGTCCACTTCTCGCCCCTTGGTTCCGTGGACAACATGGCAACCTTCCTATCGCCCACGTTGATTGACCCTGCATTGGTCATTGCAAATGGGGAGAAGGAGAATGGCCAGCCTCTGATGCCGGAGGACTTTACTGGCGTGACACCGGATGCCGAGCGCTACTGGAACAACACGAGAGACACGCTGACTCAGAGAGCCACTGCTTGGCTGTATGAGGTTAGTGGCGGCAAGACTGGTGACGCGATGATTGACGTATCGCCAGAGTCTGTCGAGTACATCACTTCGTTTGTTACCGGCGGCGCTGGAACATTCATCAAGGATGTCATCAAGACTGTTGATGCGCTGGCCAATACTGGGACTGCGTCTGCTACCGAGCAGAACCTGATCCCTGTGTTGAAGGCGTTCCACCGGCAGCCCGATGGCCGCTACGACTCCAGTGCATTCTACGAAAACGTCAAGGAAGCCAAGAAGGCTAAGCAGCGATACGACGATATCATGGAGTCCACTGGCGAGCCGAAGCCAGCAGACCTTAGAAATGCTCAGGCGATCGAGGGATTGGCAATGCTTACCAGCTCAGCCGATGCCTACAAGAGAGCGATATCTAACTTGCGATCGCAGGATCTAGACATCCAACAAGATGAAACCTTAACCAGAGAAGAGAAATATGAACAGCGTAAAGAAATTGCTGAGCAAATTAGACAGTATCAAGTCGAGTTTAATCGCATGTTTTACGAAGAAGCCCGAGCCACCAAAGCCGCTGCCGCCGCCGCTTCCGAAGAAGAAGGTTAAGGTAAAGGTTAAGCTGAAGAAGCGTTAAAGGTAATCAATCCCTCCCCTCCGGCACCGCCAGTTGGGGGGAGGGACTTCCCTCCATAGGTCATGCGATATCTGCTTGGCCTTCTTAATCGAAAGCGCTAGAAAAGCAACAGTTATTGCTGCGGCAAAAACAACAATAGCCGCATACACTAGCATCTCCATAATCTTTCTATCTCCTCGATCACTTCCTCAAGCGACTTAATCTTCTCACGAAGCTCATTGATTGTGGCCTCTTGTCTGGCCACAGTTTCATTCAGCTCATCTATCCGCCTTTGCTGAATGGTTGCCCCGAAGTGAAGCTCGTCGGTCATTGCCTTATCAGGTCTATCAACGCGCCAACAGTTACGTACACGCCAACAGAAGCGAAAAAGGCTGTTGCCATAAGCGTTACTATGATTGCCCAAGCTATCTTACGCATTCCTTAACACTCCATCCCATGTTTCGGATATCCAGTATCCGCTTGAGTTAATAGCCATCCCCTTTTTAATCATCTCCTCGTCAGAAAGGCACCGCCTTGGCTCCCTGTTTTTGCTGTAGCGATGCTTATCAAACGCCGATACGCTCTTGAAATACTTATTGCATCCAGAGCATTTGCAGTATGTGTGGTTTACCTTGAGTTCCATGTTGCCTCACAGAAGAGCTTCTTGGATTTTGATTGCGTTAATCTCGTCTTCCATCGTGGTCTTTCTGTACTCAAGTGCGCGTCGAGAGAACAGCTTTCCGGTTAATTGCTTTCTGCCAGCGCGAGTCATGACCATCATGCGAATCCTATCTTCATCAAGGTCTAGCATGTCGCATATCCAGATGAAGCTCTGAGGATGCGTCTTGTTGCTGCCTATCCACCTCAGTGCATCTACCCTTGATGACCGGTCTCCGCGCACATCAATATCACAGATAGCTTGGCTGATAACACTAGCCCACAGCTGCCTAACCACTTCGTCATTCACCGATCTTCTCCAATGCGTCGATTGCTCTGTTCGTATACCAAACGGCTTTGCGCAGATCCTGAGAGAACTTCCCCTTGCCCGGACGGCTGAGATACTTCAGCGAGCATCCGACTCCGTGGGCGACGATTCCGGGGACAGTCTTGAAGTAGTCCTGATCTAGCACAGCCTCGATGTAGTCGATGGTTTCAATGCCACCCGGCATTTGGTAGTGCGGCGGGTGGTTGACCATATCAATAGAGGGCGAGGCATCTGGAGTATCGACCTGAGTTCGTCCTCCTTTTGCGCTAACGAGAGCCTCTTTCAGTTTCTCGTTTTCATCCTTGAGCGCACGAATCTCTGCATTCAAGCGGTCTTTACTGAATTCCATAATGCCTCACCCTCTGTAATTACTTAGCTATTTTACTACCTGACTTCTCAATCATCTCAGATGCTGTCTCAAGGGTACGTATCAGAATAGATAGACATTCTGCCGCCCCCAGATACAGAACCCTTGCGACCTGCGTCTCGATCGAGACCTCCTCTTCCTGCTTTCCCTTCTTGGCCGGAGCCTTTTTCTTCCTCATCGCCTTCACTCCTAACTGGTATATCGTCGTTCACAATCTCAGTCGTCTGGAAGGTGGCCGTGCAGTTAATGCAGCGGCGCTTCCTGATCGTCATGGGATGCCCTGTTCCGCTGTAGCCAATCCTCGTATCGAAGATCAGCGTCTTTGAGTTGCAAGATGGACAGCGCATGACAACCTCAGAACGGAACCGATTGCCAAGTCGGACATCCGTGAGAGACGCTGCAGTAGCCAGCGCACCGCTTGTACTCACCTCGACGGTGGACTACTGAATGGCCTGAGCCAGCAGCCTCAGCCGCAGACTTAGCTTCCATCTCAGAGTCGAACAGTCGAACAGCAGACTTGCGGCCTTCCTTCATGAGCGCCCAAACGTCATTGGTTTTCCACCGCTCGTCATCTGAGCAAACATCAGGCTTATCAGACTGGTGCAGCTTGACCCGCTCAAGTAAGAACTCATCCTGCCGCTCCGGAGTCCAGAGCGGAACCTGAATGACACCAACCTGAGACTCAGGGTAGCCATCAAAGCCAGCCTTGCTCTGCACCCAGTCGCGGAAAATCGCAACAATCTGCAGTCTGTTGACGATGTACTTGGGGTCGTCAGTCTCGACGAACTTCCTACGGCACAGCGCGGACAGTAGGTTCAACTGTTGTTCCCACTCCGGCTTGCCATCACGAGACCACACAGACGTAACTTTGAAGTCCATCAGAGTGCCGGATTCGAGAACGTCCATCTGGCCACTGACAACCCAGCCGTTCACAGTTGTGTAAAGCCGCTCCTCAACAACAGCATCGCCAGCGCCTTCCGGGTATGCACGTTCGAGAACGTGGTGGACTGCCTGTCCAAGAAGCGACCATATCCGGTCGGATACATCCTCCTTGGGTTCGACGGTCTCACGAAGCTTGCGCTGGTACGGCGGCGAGATCAGCTGGGTAACACTGATGTCGCTGTTGCCACGGGTATAGCGATCGTTCGATACAGCAGCAACAATTGATCGCGGCAGGTTTAGCTTGTTTGTAAGCATATAACCCCCTTGAATTCAGCAGCCACAAGCACTCGCTGGGTTGAGCCAGACACAGTCTTGCGACGCTTACCTGAGTCGAAGATCAGCCCCCTCTTGATGAGGGGGGCGAACCGTGGAGTCAGGCTGTTGCTCTTGTATTTGCTGTTAGCTGCAACGACTTCGTCTGCCGTGCAGCCATAAGCGCCGCTGTCACGAATCGTGTTGAGGACAATGTTCTCAAGGTGAGTCGTGTTGACCTTGGATGCAGCCTCGTGGCTAGTCTCCGGGTCGGTATTGCGAGCCAGCGCCTTACTGCCAAACATGTCAGCAGTCAGATTGTCGAACACATCGCGCATCGAAAAGCCTAGGTTAGAAAGGGATGTCATCGTTAAGCTCCTCGACATCGCCGCTAGAAAGCTCGACACGATCCTTGGTAGCCACAGCTTTCGCATACTCAGGCGACTTCTTGATGGTTTCCTGCAAGCCCTTCGACAGCGTGTTGAACACAGCCGGATCGAAGTTATCAAGCGAGAACAGAACGCTCTCGTTGATCTGCCCCTGCGGCTTCAGGCCGTTCGGGACAGGCATGATGCTCGCAATGTTGGCGTACGTCTTGCCATTGTTCGTCGCATGGACGATGTTCAGGTAGCAAGTCTTGGTAAGGATGTTCTCAAGGTTGAAGCCGTCAAGCTCTTCCTTGGTGAACTGGCGACCGCGCCAAGCCTCAAGCACAGCACGAAGCTTGCTCTTCTCAGACAGGTTTGCAGTGAAGCGCTCGCTGATGGAGAACGGCTCGCCAGCCAGCTTGCCGTCAGGGATCTTGGCGTCAGGCAGTTCCCAGCTGAGCAGAACTTGCTTGACCTTGCGCTCCTGCCCCTGCCACTGCTTGACCTGTGTCCCAAGGTCGATGATTCGGTAGCACCGCGCAACGTGAGCGCCAGCCGGAGCCGGAGCAAAGTCACCGCCGCCGCTACCACCACTCTCTCGTACGATCAGACTCATCTTAGCCTCCTTCTCTTGGTAAAACCTTTCGCGTAACTCGACTTGGGCGTGGTATGCGCCTCCGTCGTTGTCTTCATCGAAGCTCATGTGTAGCTCCATCTAGTTACTAGGATGAAGTATAAGCTGTCAGTTGTACCTGTCAACACTTTTATCTACACTACAAATGAGCCAGAAAAGGAGGCACTCATGACACTCGTTGACTACATCAAGGGACTGAACGTGAAGGAGCGAGAGATCCTCGGCCACATGGGCGGGACTAGCGGCGCTTACATTACGTCCATGATCTATCGCAAGGCAGAGACAACATCTCTGGCTGTCGCTGTGGCTATCGATAAGCACAGCAAGGGCAAGCTGGACTTTCGCACCCTGATGAACCGGTCAGAAGACATCGACTGGGACTACATCAAGGCGTCACTGAACGAGCGCAACAAGATTGTGTTTGTTGAGAACTCTGACGCGAAGTAACTCTTGACTGCGCCTTGAGGGGTAGGCAAGAATCTAAACCCCCGCGCATCGTCGGTCACAACGGCAGGGTGCGCGGGGTTATACCGGTACTGTGGGATAGCTTGAAACACCGGGCGGGGCGGCGAAGCTAGCACCCCAGAGCGACAAGGCTGGCGGGTCATGCGACCGACGGGTCAGTATGTGAAGGCAGATTTAGCTAGGATGGGCTAGATCTGCTCACTCGGGGTCAGTAGGGGAGCCTCCAGAAATCCCTAGTAAATATACAAGCCTCCTGTAATTCTTCTAGGAAGCTACCTTCAAAGGCTTATAAGAAAAAAGTATTGACACCTGTCATGCTTTAGGAATAGTCTCCCGTTCGAGGAGGCTACATGGAACTACAACACTTCCCAATAAAGCTTGCGGTCAATCGCGAGCGAGGCGTTGCTCAAGTGTCTCAATGGACACCTGACGGCGCGACACAGAAGATCTTTGTCAGCAAAGATCAAGCTCTCCAGATCGCAGACTTTCTCGTCAAAGAATTCTCGCGTCGCGGCAAAGGCGTACCGGAAGGCAGTGACGATGGCTTCGAGCGATTCTGGTCAGCCTACCCTGTAAAGACTGCAAAGCAAGGCGCTTTGACTGCTTGGAAGAAAGGTCATGCTGCTAAGCATCTCGACCGTATACTCAAGCACATTGAGTCGATGAAGCAGTCCGATCAATGGAAGAAAGGTTTCATCCCTCATGCCTCAACGTACCTGAACCAACGTCGATACGAGGATCAGGCTCAGCAACAAGAGAACCCATGGGATAACGCAGTATGAGCGAGCTGAAAGAAGTGGCACGTAAGACGGTAGCCGTGTTCGACAAATGGATTTGGTCTGGCATTGGTGACGAGGAACTTGTGAAGGCTATGGAAGAG